AAAGAACAAATTGAACAACTAAAAGCACAAGTTAAAGAATCTAAACCTGTAACTGGGAAGAAAAGAATTAAATAAATGGAGTTTAATATGGATATTAGTTCTGCATATATGCTATTAGGAATTGCTGTAATTATATTTGCTGCTGGAGGATCTTTTGCAGGAGTAAAATTTGGTCTTAATGGTACAAAGAAAGATCTTAAAGATTTGAAAACAGATGTTAAAGATATTATAAAAGAACAGAAAGTCAATCAAAAAGAAACTAATATTAAGTTAGATAGAATTCAAATGCAGGTTTCTGATAACAAAGATAATATAAACAATCAAGCAGCTACTTGCCGAGAAAGAAATATTCGTCTTGAAGCTCTTGAAAATTCAAAAAAGGAGAAATAAAATGGAACAACTTATTGATGTACTCTCAAGCTGGTGGGTAGGAATTGTAGCTGTGTTTTATGTTTTAGATAAAATCACAAAGGCTACTCCTACAAAGTATGATGATTTCGTAGTTGATGTTATCTATAATGGTTTGAAAAAACTATTAGGAAAGAAAATCGACTAATGAAAATCTATTCTAAAATTAAACCTGGCTATGAGCCAAAATGGTTTAAACCTTACGAATTAGTTCCTAAGTTTCTATATGATTCTTATGGAGCTAGTTCTTTGAGGTTTTTAGACAATCGAATCCTCTGGACTATTGATAAGCTTAGAGATCGTTATGGAGTTATAGTTTGTAATGATTGGAAGTGGGGAGGTCAATTTGATTCTCGTGGATACAGACCTCCTAATGATCCTGATGGATCTAATCTTTCAGCCCATAAAAGATCTATGGCAGTCGATTTAGCTCCTGTTGATATAACAGCTGAAGAAATTCGTCAAGATATTAAACAAAACAAATATCCTGATGATTTTAAGTTTATAACTCTTATTGAAGATAATGTAAACTGGCTTCATATATCATGTGAGAATGTTCAGAAATTGACAGTTATTAATCCATAATTTGCTTTTGTCTAAATTCTACAAAAGCGGAATTTTATATGTATACTGAACAAGAAACCCAAGAAATATTAGAACTTATAGGACCTTCAACGGAACTTTATTCTAAAGTAATATTCCCAAATAGATTCTATAGACCATTTTCTCCTAAAATTCATTCAAAGATATTTAATCTAATTGATGATGAGAATAAGCAATTTATAGCTATTGCTGCTCCTCGTGGGATTGGAAAAACTTCTATATTAAATTTAACAGTTCCAGCTAAAGCAATTACTTTGAGAGAAAGAAGATTTATTCTTATTATTTCAGCTAGTTCAACAGCTGCCATTGAGCAGTGCGAGAACTTAAAAGAAGAACTAACTGGAAATGAAACTATTTTAGAACTCTTTGGAGATTGTAAAGGAGATAAGTGGTCTTCAGAGCGTTGGCAAGCTGAATGGAAGTTTCATGAAATTGATGATGAAGGAAATATAATAACTGATGATCTTGGTCAACCACAGGAATTTAAAGAAGTAATAAACATAATCCCTCGTGGTGCTGGACAACAGGTTCGTGGAAAGTTGTTTAAAGATTTTCGTCCTGATCTAATTATTGTTGATGATTTAGAAGATCCTGACAATATGGATTCTGATGAACAAAGAGATAAGAAAAAGAAATGGTTTTTTGCTGATGTAATGAAAGCAATAGATCAATATACTCCTAGACCTGGTGAGCCAAAACCTAGAATTATTGTTCTTGGAACTATTCTTCATGAAGATTCTCTTTTACAAAATCTTCTAGATGATCCTAAGTTTGAATCTGTTAGACTTGAAATTTGTGATGATGAGTTAAAATCAAACTGGCCTGAAGCTATTACAGATGAACAGATTGAACTTGAATATAATCAGTATAAAGAACGTGGATTGCTTGGTGTTTTCTTTAGAGAAATGAGAAATCTTCCAACTGTTCGTGGTGAGGATGCTGACTTTCATGAAAAGCTTTTTAAGTATTTTGATGAAAGGGATATTCAAGATAATCCAAACTTATTTACAGTTATTATAACTGATCCAGCTAAGAAATCAACTGGAGTTGGAGCTAAAACAGCTATTAACGGAATATCAGTTGATAATAGAAAAGAATCTATATATCATAGAAGATGTGTAAATGACTTTTTAGATCCTGGTGAAGTTATAAACAAAACTATAGACATGGCAGTTGAACTTCGAGCAACTCATATTGCTATTGAAGTAACTGGATTAAACGAATTTGCTACTTATCCATTAAAGAATGAACTTATACGTAGAAATCTTCATCATATAAAAGTTATTGAGCTTAAAGCTCGTAGAGGTGGAACTCGTGGACAAGGTAAAGTTCAACGAGTTCTTTCTCTAAAGCCATTCTATAAAAATGGTCAAATATATCATAGTAAGATTGAAAGTAAAAGTTTAGAGTCTCAACTTCTTTCATTTCCAAAACCCACTTACTGGGATGTTATGGATAGTGTTGCTTATATAACAGAGATTTTAGAAATGGGTCTTATTTATTTTGATCTTATTGATGAAGATGATGAATCTGAATATGAACAAGAATATCAAAAGCTGTTAGAGGAAACTGAACCTCCTTTAGAGTATGACCAGATACTTTGAAATACGTTTTTGTTAATTGACAATATTATAATATTATTGTATATTAATCTAAAGAGAGAAAGTAACTATGCAAAAAGCTAGAACCCTCATAAAGAATAAAACAGATAATCTATATAAAGATTACCAGTATGAATATCCTGATAATCTTGACCTGCATCCACAAAGTGAGGATTCCCTTCGCCTATCATCTGATATTTATGAATTTGCTCAATCCAGTAGAAACTATATGCAGAGCAGATATCCAACATGGAGAAAAATTGACAAAGCTCTTAGACTTTATGTTGAGCAAACTGAAGAGCAGAAAGATCAAGATAAAGAAGCTAACAAAGAAAAAATTGTAATTCCAATGACTTATGCGATTTATGATGTTCTTATGACTTATATGTCTATGGCTTTTTTAGAACTTCCTATATTTCGTTATGAAGGAGTTGATAAATTTGATAGTCCTAGAGCAAAGATTCTTCAAGAAGTAGTTGATAAGCATGTGAGAAACAACAAAGTTCCACTCAGCCTAATGACAATGTTTGCTGATGGTATTAAATATGGAATAGGTCCAGTTTATACTAATTGGGATATTAAGAAACGACGTGGATATAAGAAAAAGTTAAAAAAAGAAACATCAGAATTAACTGGTGAAACAATACAAGTTCCAGAATACAATGAAACTGATATAATAATTGAATCTAATGATTTAACAAATATAGATCCTTATCAGTATCTTCCTGATCCTAACGTTCCAGTTGATAAAATTCAGAATGGTCAGTTTGTTGGTTGGATTGAAAGAACTAATAGACTTAGCCTAATGAAAGAAGAACAACTTAATGATGATATTTTCAACTGTAAATATCTAAGTTCAGTTGATTCTAAAAGTCAACTTTATATGGAAGGTAAGAACTATTCAGACACATCAGAACCTGATGCAACTATTGCTGATCTAAACGATGATGTAGTTGATGTTATAAATATGATGATGGAGATTATTCCAAGTGAAGTTGGACTTGGGGATTCTGATGAAGTTGAAAAGTGGTTTTTTAGACTTGCTGGAGATTGTGTTATTATTCAAGCAAAGAAATTAGATCTTAATCACAATAAATATCCTATAGCTGTTAATGCTCCTGAATTTGATGGATACTCTGCAAGTCCAATAAGTAGACTTGAAATGGTATCTGGAATACAGGATTTAGTTAACTGGCTTATTGAGGCTAGAATTGCAAATGTTAAAACTGCTGTAAATAATGTCATAATTGCAGATCCATATCTGGTTAATATCCGGGATTTAACTAAACCTTCATATGGAAAAGTAGTTAGAATGAGAAGAGCTGCTTATGGCAAAGCACCTATAAGGAATGCTATAGATCAGTTGAATATCCAAGATGTTACTCAGTCTCATCTGACTGATATAAAAATCATGGAAAACATGGCTAAGTATTCTACTGGTGCAACTGACATTATGCAGGGCATTATAGATAGAAAAGGCTCTCGAGTTTCTGCAAGTGAATCTCAGGGAGCCTTTCATAATGCTGCTAGTAGATTAGAAAGATCTGCAATGGTTACTAGTTTTATGGCTATGAGAGATATAGCATATTTCTTTGCTTCTCATACTCAGCAGTTTATGGATGAAGAAGATATTATCAGAGTAGTTGGAGATCTTGAGGAATTTTACCCCTCCAGTGAAACTATTAAAGTTAATGGAAAATCTATCTTATGTGAGTTTGATATAAAAGTTGGTGATGGAACTATTATGGATAAAAGCAACGTAGGTAACTGGGTTCAAGTTTTTCAGGCTATAAGTCAGAATCCAAATTTACAAGCTTATTATAATATTGGAGAAATCAGTAAATACATTTTTAAAATGATGGGAGCAAAGAATATTGATAGCTTTATAAATAAAGAAAATATTCAGAATATTCAGCCAACTGAAGATGTTTTAAGAAGAGCTGAACAAGGAGAAGTAACACCAAGGAGCCAAGCATGAAAACTGGTTTATTAGAAGAGTTTTTTAATGTTTCTAAGGAAGATAAATTCTTTACACAGAAACAGATAGATGAATTTACATCTCATCCTGTATGGGAAGAGATAATAGAAACTCTTAAGTCACGACTTGTATCTACATTAAAAGATATTGCTCAGGAAAGATCTATTGATCTTATTCGATACAAACAAGGAACTATAAAAGAAATAGAGTATTTTTTAGAAATGCCTAATCTATTATCAGAGGACACTGATAAGTTAATTATTAAAAAGGAGAATAAAAATGAATAAAAAAGATTTTGATTTGGAAAAAGAACTTGGAGAATTTGCACATGGTAAAGCTCCAGAGAATGAAGAAAAAACTGAAGATGAAAAAGAAATAGAAAAGAATCAGAAAACTGAAGAAATTGATGAAGAAGAATTCAATGATGTTGATAAAGATCTTGAAGAAGAGGAAACTGAAGAATCTGATGAAGATGAAGAGATTGAAGATGATTCTAAATCAGAAGAATCAGAAAGTGACAAAGAACTCCTTCGTCAAATGAAGATTCTTCAAACTCAGTATAAAGAACTTCAAACAAAACTATCTGCTGATGAAAAAGAAGAAAAACAAGAACCAGTTAAGATAGAAATTGATGATCTTGATGATGAAACATTTGAGAAAATCACTGATGATCCAAAAGAATTTAAAAAGTATCTTCTTAACTTTGGTTCAAAAGTTGCAGAAGCTGCTCGTGAAGAAGCTTTAAGAAGCATTCCAAGTATGGTTGAAAAACAAACTAAAGAGAAAGCAAAAGCTACACAATCAGCTGAAAGATTCTATAAAAAGAATCCTGATTTAGTTAAATACAGAGACTTTGTTGGTTATAAAGCAAACAAAATAAAAAGTGAAAACCCTGAACTTGATCTTGATGATATTCTGGAGAAGACTGAGCGGGAAGTCAGACAAGAACTTAACATTGAGAAACAAGCTAAAAGTAAGAAGAAAAAATCTCCACTTCCTAGAAGAACTTCAAAAACCAGGAAGAAAGGAATTAAACCTTCTGAGTTTTCAAAAGATCTAGACAAAATTTTAAATCTTGATTAAGGAGAAATATTATGGCTTTCTTAGGTTTACGTGGAACTGGTGATTGGCAAGGAGATCAGCGACCAACAGATTGGCGTGAGTCGATTCTTCGTCTTATGCCAAATGGTGACGCTCCATTAACTGCTATCACAGCGAAGCTTGGAAAAGAAGTAACAACTGACCCTGAGTTTAACTGGTGGGAAGATGAACTTCC